CTCCTTTTAAGGATTATTTATGAGTTTAGGATTTGACGCAATAGCAGCACTACCATTTGCCACTACCACATTAGTAGGCAATGTTAATATTGATGTTAGTGCTAATGCATTAACTTTATCGGTAGGAGCTTCTACAGCTACAGGTGAAGCAGCTAATGTAATTGTAGCTTCTGATCCGTTAACTTTAGCTAGTGGTTTAGTTACCCTTACTGCAGATGCTAATGTTAATATTACAGCATCCCCTTTAAGTTTAAATTCTGCTCTAGTTACAGCTAGTGGATCAGCAAATATTAACATAAGTGGAATGCCTTTGACTTTAAAGGCCAGCAGTGTTACAATAACAGGTAGTGCGAATATAGATGTGAGTCCTAATCAATTAACTCTCACTTCTAATGAAGCAGGGGTAATTACTTGGAACCCGATTATTCCAGGTGCAAACAATGTTTGGGTACCAATAGAACCTTATTAAATTATGGCATCAACATATTCATCAGATTTACAATTAGAACTTATAGCAACCGGTGAGAAAGCTGGTCTATGGGGTACAATTACAAACAACAATTTAAAAATTTTAGAATTATCAGCTAGTGGTTATTATACAGTAAGTATTGCAGCAGCTGATTTAACATTAAACTTAGATAATGGTTCTGCATTAGGAGACTCTACTGCAACTGGTAAAAACTTAATGATAGAAGTTACTGGTACTTTAGCAGCAAATAGAGTTATCACTATGCCAACAGGTGCCGAAAGAGTTTTTATAGTTAAAGATAGTACAACAAGATCAAATTCTAATTATACTATTGGTGTGCAAAATGTAGGTGGATCGGGAACAGGAATTAAATACATGCCGGTTGGATCTACTTGTGTATTTTATACAGATGGAACTGGTGCTAATTCTATGAAACTTGCAGGAATTTTAAATCAAGGAAGTGTGCAAGTTCAAACAGGAACTAACACTCCTTATACTGCAGTCCATGGTGATGTAGTATTTGGTGAAACGTCTAATGGTGGTGGAGGTGCGATTACCGTAAACTTACCAGCGTCGCCAAGTGCAGGTGATACTGTAACTATTATGGATGCATCATTAAGTGGAGGTTTTGCTTCTAACAATTGTACTGTAGGTAGAAATTCTTCTCCTATTCAAGGTGCAGCTTCTGATCTTACATTATCTACTAATAACCAAGCAGTAACTTTAGTTTACACAAACAGCACTAAAGGCTGGCAAAAACAATCAACGAATTCATAGGAGCAACTAGATGCTCACTGAAATAAAGTTTGCTCCCGGAATAGACAAACAAGACACTAGTGTTGGAGCAGAAGGACGATGGACTGATTCAGATCTTGCTAGATTTAGATATGGTCTTCCAGAAAAAATAGGTGGGTGGTCTTCTTTACTTACAGACACAATGCAAGGTGTAGCAAGAGCACAACATTCTTTTGTAGATAAAGAAGGAAATAGATATGTAGCTATTGGTACAGATAAATTTTTACTTATATATTTTGAAGGACAACTTTTTGATATTACTCCTTTTGTAGATAACAACGCAGGAACTCAAACTACTTTTACTAGTTCTACTCTTACTACTAGTACAACTAGAGGAACAGCAATTACAATTACCACAACTAGTGCTCATGGATTAATTGATGGTGATATGGTTGAATTAGATGCAGTAACAATGCCAACAGGTTCTAGTATTTCAGCATCAAACTTTGAAGATAAAATTTGTCAAGTTATAACAGTGCCTTCATCAACTACATTTACTATTACATCTCCCAGTGCTGAAACAGCTGGAGGAGGTTCAGATTTAACTTCAGGTAGTACTTGCACAGTTAAACCTTTTGCAAGTATTGGTCCAAGTGCACAATCCTATGGTTATGGATATGGTGCTGGATTATATGGTGGAACTGTAACAGGTGTTTTAACAAACGATTTAGATGGAGCGCTGGCCGCGGATACAGCAGGTAATAATGGTTCTGCTACACAAATTAGATTAACTTCTACAACAGGATTTCCAACAGCTGGTACAATAGCTATAGAAAATGAATTAATAACTTATACAAACATAGCTGGTAATGAACTTACCGGTATAACTAGAGGTGCATTGGGGACAGCTACAACTGGAACTTCTAATGGTCAAGCGCATAGTGATGGTGAAACAGTTACCAATGCTACTAACTTTAATGGTTGGGGTTCTGCAGTAAATGCTTCTACAGTACAATTAGAACCTGGCCTTTGGTCTTTAACAAACTGGGGTGATGTATTAATTGCAACTATTGCAAATGGTAAAACTTATGCATGGGATGCATCTGCATCTTCTAGATTAAGTGTAAGAGCATCTAGAACTACTTTATCTCCAGGATCAAGTTCAATACAAAATTCAGAATATTGGATGGCAACAGGAACTTTAGATACTACTAATACTTTAGGTGGAGATAATGGTGAAGCCGTAGGTAATCCTACATCATCAAGATTAACGTTAGTATCTCCGACAACAAGACACTTAATTCATTTAGGTACAGAAACAACCGTTGGAGATCCAGATACTCAAGATGATATGTTTATTAGATTTTCTACTGGAGAACAATTAAATCAATTTACTCCTCTTGCTACTAACTCTGCAGGTACACAAAGACTACAAGACGGAACTAAAATTGTTGGAGCGTTGATCGCTAAAGAAAATATTTTGATATGGACTAACAATGCATTGTATACAATGAAATTTGTTGGTGCACCTTTTACTTTTGGTTTTGAACAAGTAGGTACTAACTGTGGATTGATTGGTAAAAATGCAGCTGTAGAAATAGATGGTGTTGCATATTGGATGTCTAACAACGGTTTTTTTGCATTTGATGGTACAGTAAACTCACTACCTTGTAGTGTAGAAGATTATGTGTTTGATGATGTTGATACAACTAAAGGTCAACAAGTATGTGCAGGATTAAACAATTTATTTACAGAAGTTATTTGGTGGTATCCTTCTGCAGGATCTGAATTTAACAATAGATCTGTTAGTTATAATTATGGTGAAGCTAAACAACCACCATTAGGTACATGGGCTACAAATACTAATACAAATTTTAACAGAACAACTTGGATGGATACACTTATTTATCCTCAACCTTATGCAACTGCTTATGATAGCACAGGTACAGGTACTTTTCCTGTTGTAGTAGGTCAATCAGGTTTAGGCAATACAACTTATTTTGCACAAGAAACAGGAACAGATCAAGTTAATCCAGATGGAAGTACAACTGCCTTGGAGTCTTTTATACAATCATTTAGTTTTTCATTACAACCTAATCAAAGTGAAGTCTTTTTAGCTATGCGTAGATTTTTACCTAACTTTAAAGTGTTAACTGGTAATAATAAAATAACAGTGTCAGTAAAAGATTTTCCTTCTAATGATGATACAGCAACAGCTTTAAGTCCTTTTACTATAAACTCTACTACTTCTAAAATAGATACAAGAGCGAGAGGACGTTATGCTAATATAAAAATACAAAATACTGGAGCTGGAGAATCTTGGAGATTTGGAACGTTTCAAGTAGATTTACAACCCGATGGAAGGAGAGGATAATGACAAAAATAGTAGTAAGATTACCTGAACCTAGAAAAGAATATAGTGAGGATAATCAAAGACAAATTAACAGATCTATCAGTTTGATTGTAGAACAATTAAATGCTACATACCTAACACAATTAAAAGAAGACCAAGAAAGGTTTACTTGGTTTGTAAATTAAATGGCTAATATTTATAAAAATGCAAAACATGATTTTACGGGTACAAGTAATGTTGCTGTGTATACAGTTCCAGAAAACTCTAGAGCTATTGTAAAATCTATTTTAATAACAGATGACTCAGGTAGTGGAGATACTATTAAAGTTGATTTAGTTACACCCACTTCAGCAGGAAGTGCGGTATTTAATTTATTTAAAGCACAATCAATAACATCTAATCAATCACTACAATTATTAACCGAACCTTTAATTATGATGGAAGGTGAAATATTAAGAATGACAGCAACCACTGCAGATAGATTGTTTGCTATTGTTTCAATATTAGAGATAAACAGAGAGGACTTATAATGCCAATTGTTAAACAAAAATCAGAAAAAATATACGAAAAACAAATGGATGGTAAAATGATACCAGTTATTACTCCTGAAGTAATACTAACTATTACACATAAAGAAACTGGAAGAGAGTATCTTTCAGAAAAAGAAGCAGAAGACGATATTAACAGCCCACATACAAGCACTACTAAAGACCATATTAAGAGAGATGTTGAAATAAAGATAGCAGAAATGCCTCCTCTTGGTGGGTCTAGTAAAATGTAAGTTGGTTGACTAGACGTGAAAACTCTAGTAAATTGTGGTACAATCGCCTATATACAAGTCTTGCGAACTTGCTTTTCAACAATACAATATAGATAAATATGGGATTTTTTAAAAAGATAATCAGAAAAGTAACTAAACCTGTCTCAAAGGTATTAGATAAAATTGTACCTAATGAGATAAAACCTTTATTACCTTACGCAGCAGCATTTGCACCTTATCTATTACCTGCTGGAGCAGGGTTAGGAGCATTAGGTGGATCTCTAAGTCCTATGGTACAAAGAGCTATTCTTACTGGTGGATTAAACCTAGGATCACAATTAGCACAAGAAGGTAGTGAAGGAGATTTCAATGCATTATCATTAGGACTTGCAAGTTTACAAGGTGCAATGGGAGCCACAGGTGCAGCTGATAAATTTAAAGGTATGACAACTCAAGGTGGTTTAGATGCAGCTGGAACTACAGGTATGCAAGCAGATAGAGTAATGGAAGGTAGAAATTTATTTACTAAAGCAAAAGATATGGGACTAGGTGCATTAGCTAAAGGTTCAGAATTTGTAGGTGAAGCAGGAAGTATTTTAAGACCAGGAGGTGAAGCATTAACAATGAGTAATGCAATTACTGCAGCCGGAGTACCTTTTTCTATGGGTACAGGTGATGCAATGGCTTTTGAAGCAAACGCAGCAATGAGAGAATATGAAAAAGCATTAGCAGAATACAATGAACAACAAGGTGCATTAGGAACTGATGCAGGTAGAAGAGAAGCTATCCTTGCAGCGATGAGAGCTTACAATCATCCAGAAGAATTAATTGACGACACTTTAGCTGAATTAGGTTTAAGAAATGGTGGTAGAGTAGGTTTAGAATTTGGTGGTATTCCAGCAGCTGTACAAAAAGTTGCAGATAAACAATTAACATCAAACTTAGAAACAGCACAAGATATGCAAATGCCTATCGAAGAATTAATGCAAGAATTTATAGAACTTAAAGGTAGAAAACCAAATGACTATGATGAATTAATGGATTACTACAGACAAAAATATGGTAAAGGAAGTCAAGTATCTTCTATGACAGAAAAAATGACAGAAGAGTTTGCAGCTGATGGTGGTATGATGGGTAGAAAACCTTTTGTATCTGGTGGTATTGGTAAAGGTATTATGAAAATGTTTAGTAAAGGTGATGACGCAGTGGATCTTGTTAAACAAAAAGAAGTATTTAGAGATGGTCCTATTACAGCCGACTTTTTACAAACTGTAGATAAAAGTATTATAGATCCAGCTATTAGAACTAGAGATACAATGGGCCCTGGCGGTTATGGTATGTATAAAAGTCTAGCGGAAATGCCAGCAGGTTTACAGGCAGCAGAATTAATTAGTAGAATTAGAAAACCAGGTGGTGGAATTGATTACGAAAAAGCAGAATTATTTATTGGTAAAAAGTTAAGAGGAAACGAGACAATTGACGAATTAATTGCTATGATAGTCAAACCTCAACGTGTACAAAAAGCAGCAGATGGTGGTATTATGGAATATAATATGGGTGGAAGTGTGCTACCAGATGGTATAGAAATGGATTATAGAGGTGGTGGATTTATTCCTATGGGATCAAAAGAAAGAGCTGATGATGTCCCGGCGAGAGTAAGTAAAAATGAATTTGTAATGACTGCAGATGCAGTACGAGCAGCAGGTGGAGGAAACGTTAATAAAGGAGCAAAACGTATGTATGAATTAATGAACAACCTAGAGGCTAGAGCATAATGGCAGTAACAGAAACAAGGCAACTCGTAAACCCTACACTCGAAGGATCGCTTACAGCCTTTCTTAAAAAATTAGATCCACTTGGTGGACAGGCAATTAACACAGCTGCATATGCTCCACAAGTTGCAGCAAGAAATACTTTACAGACAGGTGCAGAAACAGCCGCGGCTGGTTTAGGTGCATTAACTGGTACAGGCGCGGGGGCCGCTGATCAAGCTGGTTCTATTGCTTCTTACATGTCACCTTATCAACAACAAGTGATAGACGCATCACTTGCTGAGTTTGATAGAAATGCTGCAATTCAACAACAAGGTTTAAGAGATGCCGCTATATCTAGAGGTGCTTATGGTGGTGGTAGAGAAGGTGTTATGCAAGCTGAAGCTATGAGAGGCAATCAAATGAATAGAGCACAGTTACAAGCAGGTTTATTAGCACAAGGATTTCAAGATGCAGCACAAAGAAGATCTGCAGATTTAGCAGCACAACAAGGTTTAGGTACTTACCAACAACAATTAGGTGCAGCACAACAAGGATTTGACCAAGCTCAATTAGATGCAACACAAATTGCAAACAGAGAAAAAGAGTTTGAAGAGTTTACAAGATTAGGTTTAGTTGGACAACAACTAGCACAAATACAACCAGGAGCCTT